CCAGACTTCCTCTCTCCAACACAGTCGGTATTGCACGAAGACAGTCCGTTTACAGCCAGACCAGTCCAGAATTAACCCGATGGCAGCCAAGCGATCCAAAGCCTTACGAGGGGCAACCAAACCAAGGCTTCATTCAATTCCAATTAAAGGCGCTAATAAACTCCAAGATGTAAAAGACCTATGTGAAATCATTTCGATGCCTTTGCTTCCATGGCAGGAGCATGTATTACGCGACATGCTGACCGTATCGAAAGATGGCAACTGGATTCGCAAGACTAACCTGCTGCTTATTGCTAGACAGAACGGAAAGACCCATTTAGCCCGTATGCTCATCTTGGCTCACCTGCTAAAGTGGGATAGCCGCAATGTTCTTATTATGTCATCTAATAGATCGATGGCACTCGACACCTTTCGACAAGTAGCGCAAGTATTGGAGACCAATGACCACCTTAAAGGATTCGTCAAACAGATTAGGTACGCCAACGGTACAGAGTCTATTGAAATGCTTGACGGAAGAAGGCTTGATGTTGTTGCAGCAACTAGAGATGGATCTAGAGGCAGAACTGCCGACTTTCTCTTTATTGACGAGCTCCGAGAAATCAATGAAGAGGGATTTCGAGCCGCTGTGCCTACGACTAGAGCTCGCCCAAATTCTCAAACGCTTCTTACCTCAAATGCAGGAGACGCTTTCTCAGTTGTCCTCAATGGAATGCGAGAACGAGCGTTAGAGAACCCACCTAAGACATTCGGGTACTATGAATACTCTGCTCCACAATACTGCAAGATTACAGACCGCCAAGGTTGGGCTCAAGCTAACCCAGCCCTTGGCTATACGATAAGTGAGGAAGCCCTTGAAGAAGCTGTTGCGACGAGCCCGATTGAAAACACTAGAACTGAGTTGCTATGCCAATGGATTGATTCTCTATCCAGTCCGTGGGCTCATGGAGTACTTGAGGACACCTCAGACGCCTCGCTCACAATTCCGCCAGGTGGCTATACAGTTTTTGCTTTCGATGTATCTCCATCTCGCCGCAATGCGAGCCTCGTTGCTGGTCAGATATTGCCTGATGGTCGAATCGGAGTTGGAATACTCCAAACATGGGAAAGCCAAATCTCAGTCGATGATCTCAAGATTGCTGCGGAGATAAAGGCTCACGCCGACCTATACAGACCGCGCCAAATTTGCTTTGACAAGTACACCAGCCAATCAATAGCCGACCGCCTTGCTAACGCTGGTCAGATGGTTGTTGATATATCAGGTGCTGCTTTCTATCAAGCCTGTACCGATCTAAATGATGCTCTAAATGCTCACCGCCTAGTTCACTCCGGTCAAGAGAACTGGATTCAACAGATGAACAACTGCGCAGCTAAGACCAATGACTCTTCATGGCGCATTGTTAAACGAAAAAGTGCTGGAGATGTATCTGGTGCTATCTCAACAGCGATGGTTGTACACATGCTAAATAAACCACAACAGGTAGCGATGATATACACCGAATGACCTACATGTAGTGTATAATTGACCGCTATGGGTCTCTTCTCGCGTAAGCCGCAAATTCTTGAAGCTCAAGCCGCGCCTCATATTATGGGCGACAATCTAAATTCAATTTACAGCTTTACCTTCCCAGTTATCTCCCGTCGAGATGCTATGAGCGTTCCGGCTCTTAAAAGATGCCGCGATCTACTTTGCACAGTTGGCACAATTCCCTTGGAGTATAAGAAGAAGTCCACGGGCGAGAAAATTGCAGCACCTCGATGGGTATCTCAACTCTCTAAATCACAGCCACAGTTTGTCACAATAAGTTGGTTGGTCGATAGCCTTCTGATGTATGGTCAAGCTTTTCTCGAAATTGTCGAGGTTTATCAGGAAGACAATCGAGGCGCTTCTTTTGAATGGGTATCTAACACACGCGTAACCTTTGATTTAGATGTTCATAATGTATATGTAACCCAGTATTATGTTGATGGCTCACCTCGCCCAATGTCAGGTTTAGGATCACTTGTAACATTCCAAGCCTTCAACGAAGGCATACTTAATGCTGGCTCTCGTACTATTCAATCAGCGATTGACGTTAATAAAGCTGCCGCGATAGCCGCATCAACGCCAATGGCATCTGGCATCTTGAAAAACACAGGCGCAGACCTACCACCTGCCGAGGTCTCTGGACTTCTAGCAGCTTGGAAGCGCAGCCGTCAGAATAACTCGACTGCTTACCTCACTAGCACTCTTGAGTTCCAGCCAACACAATTCTCACCTCGTGACATGATGATGGTGGAAAGCATCCAGAACCTAGCGACAGAAATTGCCCGCCTCTGCGGAATCCCTGCTTACTATGTTTCAGCGGATCAGAACACATCTATGACTTACGCCAATATCTTGGATGAAAGAAAGCAGTTGGTAGCCCTTGCTTTCCAGCCTTACATTTCAGCTATTGAATCTCGCTTGTCTATGGATGATATTTCAACCGCAGGGCATTACGTCAAGTTTGCACTTGATGACTCATTCCTTCGTACAGAAGCAATGGAGCGACTTCTTGTAATTGAGAAGATGCTTGAACTTCAACTAATTACAACTGAACAAGCGATGGAAATGGAAGATTTAACTCCAAACGGAAGTGAGACAATATAATGGAAACCTTGTACATCGAAGCCGCCTCTATTGAGTGCAGCGAAGAGCGCCGCGAAATCTCAGGCAAGATTGTGCCAATGGGAACAGGCGAAGTTGGACAGACGAATCTAGGTGCGTACACATTCGCTGCTGGTTCGATTGAAATACCTGATCCATCAAAGATTAAGTTGCTATCACAGCACGATATGAAGAAGCCAGTAGGTCGCATGACTTCTTCCGAGGTTCGTGAAGATGGCATTTATGCAACCTTTAAGCTGAGCCGCAGCCAAGCAGGTTCTGATGCGATGATCATGGCAAGCGAAGGGCTGGTTTCAGGCTTGAGCATCGGGGCGGAAATTATTGCATCAGCACCATCGCGTGATGGTCACACAGTCGTTACAGCGGCTAAGTTAAAAGAAGTTTCTTTAGTCACAGAAGCAGCCTTTAAGTCTGCACAAGTGCTAGAGATCGCAGCAGAGGAAGTTACCCCTGTTGAAACTCCAACTACAGAAAGCGAGACAGCCACCGTGGAAGAAACCACTCCAGCAGTCGAAGCAACACCAGTAGAAGCTGCGGCTGTGGAAGCTGCTCGCCCTACTGTTCAGGCAATGATGTACACCAGCCCAAGAATTGAAGTTACAAAGCGCAATTACTTGGAAAACACACTAAAGGCTAATCTCTTTGGTGATGACGATTCACGTCAATGGCTTCGCGCTGCTGACAACGATCAGACAACAGGTGCAGGATTTATCCCAACACCACAGAGCACACAGCTCCTTAACTTCCTCTCAAACGCTGACCGCCCAATGATTGATTCAATCTCACGCGGTACAATGCCAGAATTTGGAAAAACATTTGAGCTGCCAAAGATTACTGAAGTTCCTCTTGTAGATCAGATTGACGAGAACGCACCTGTCACAGAATCACAGCTTGAGGCTTCATACATTACAGTAACAAAGAAGTCATTTAAGGGTCGTGCTATCACAACTCTTGAACTTCTCACAAACTCAACTCCTGCATTTTTAGACGAGCTTCTTACTCAGATGGAATTTGCTTACGCAAAGGACACAGAAGAGCATGTAACAACAGCTATTCAGGGCGCAGGTACTCTCAACGCAACAGCTCGCGCTAACGATGCTTCAGGACTCCTAGGTTATGTAGCAAGTGCCGCAGCCGCTGTTTATACAGCATCACTTGGATTTGCTCGCAACATCGTAGTAACCCCAGAACAATGGGCTAACATCATGGGCTACAACGATCAAGGTCGCCCAATCTACATCGCTGCTAATCCTCAAAACGCTGGTGGAGCACTTTCACCTACATCTCTTCAAGGTAATGTTGCAGGTCTTGACCTTCGCGTTTCTCGATACATGAAGGGTTCTGGCGGAGTTGGCACAGCCGATTATTCAATGGCTGTCATTAACCCAGAGGCTTACACATGGTATGAGGGTGCTCGTCAGCAGCTTCGTACAAACATCAACTCTGACGGAACTGTAGATATTCTACTTTTCGGTCAGGGAGCTCTTGCCACTAAGTTAGCGGCTGGCGCAAACTGGTTTAACTTCACATAAGCAATACCCTAAGTCGCTTGGCGGGTTACCAGAGCCCTTGTAGCCCGCCAAGTCTTTAGAAAGGATAACAATGAGCACAACAACAGTTGCAGAACTTCGCACAGCTCTCGGCGTGGGAACTCTCTACACTGATGCAGTCTTGCAATCAGTCTGCGATGCTGCTGATGATGCGTTGTTGCCTTTTCTATGGAAAAACGTACTTCCAGTATCAGGTCACTCTAATAACGGCACAGCAGGGGTTTTATACTTTAACGATTATGTTAGTGATGTGTTCTATGTTGGGCAGCAATTAACCGTCACAGGCTGCGGGTCAAACTTTAATGGATCAAAGACAGTCAATGCAGTCAATGAAAAAAGCATTGACATTACAACAACACACGCAGCCAATGTCGTTAAGACTTTTCACCCGATTTACCCTTATGGTCAGGTTGCGGCAACTACTTACAAAGATTATTCAACCGAGCCAGCAGTACAGGAAGCCAGCCTTATGGTCTGCGTATCAATCTGGACATCTCGTCAGACCAACTCAGGCAACGGCATGAATCCAGACGGCTCAATCGGCAGCATGTACGCAATGTCTTCACAGCTTATCGCTCGCGTTCGTGGCTTACTTGCACCATATCTTGACCCGCGTTCTATGGTGGGCTAATGCCAGCGATAACCACCCTACGATCTAGCATTGCAGCGGCTCTAGCCGATAACACTAAGTATTCAGTATTTGCGTTCCCACCTGCTACACCTGTCGCTAACTCAGTAATCGTCACTCCTGCTGATCCTTACATCATTCCAAGCAATAACGATTACACATCAATCGCGCCTCTGGCTAACTTTACAATTACAATACTTGTTCCATTGCTAGACAATGAGGGCAACCTTGCTGGAATCGAGACCGACATCTTAAGAGTGTTTCAGCTTCTCGAGGCTTCCAGCATTGTATTTAACGTGGGAAGCGTGAGCGCACCAAGCGTTCTATCAATCGCTTCCGGAGATTTACTGACTTGCGACATTGCAATCAGTACCCTAACGGAATGGAGTTAAATCATGACCGATTTAGCGCAATGGGAAAAAGAAAATGAAGCGTTCCTGATTAAAATCGGTCAGGGCGCTCCAAAGGCAGAAACAAAACCAACTACTAAGAAAGACGAGGAATAACCTAAATGGCAGTATTTCTGAGCAACAACGTAGGCGTGAAGGTTAATTCAGTTGATCTTAGCGACCACGTTACTTCAGTAACTATCAACCGCTCATTCGATGAGCTCGAAGTTACAGCAATGGGTGATTCAGGACACAAGTTTGTTAAGGGTCTTGAAGCATCATCTATCACAATCGATTTCTTGAACGACACAGCATCAGCTAACGTTCTTGCAACACTTCAGGCAGCATGGGGAACTAACGTTCCAATCGTGCTTCTACAGGCTAAGGGAACAATAGTCTCAGCTACTAACCCTCTGTACACAGCAACCTGCCTTGTAAACAACACAACCGATATCAACGGCGCAGTTGGAGACATGTCCACACAGAGCATCACATTTACCGTTTCAGGTACAATCGCTGTTGCAACAACAGGTACATTCTAAACAACTAATTAAGGGGCTAACATGGCAAAGCTAAAGGTAACAAGGGCTGACAACTCAGTAACAGAGTACGAGATTACTCCACTTATTGAGTACGCCTTCGAGCAGTACGCCAAGAAAGGCTTTCACAAGGCGCTGATAGAGGATCAGAAACAATCTGATGTCTATTGGCTCTGTTGGGAAGCAATCCGTCGTTCGGGTGAAACGGTTAAACCTTTCGGGGAACAGTTCCTAGAAACGCTGAAAAGTGTGGAAGTGTTGGAATCTGACCCTTTAGGGTAGATCGGAACTCCCTCACCTATCTCGCAGCTCGC